TGTAGATATACAGGTCGCAGGAACATTACTTATTTAAGCCGACTTGTCTTTAACCGAAACGTTCGCGCATCTCTGAATACGTCATGGGTGTATTCTTGTGCTCCTCCAAGGCCTTGTATTGGTCTTTCAGGCTCATATCCTTCGGAAGTGCGAGAAACTTGAGTCGTGCAACCTCTGCCTCTAATACTTCAATACGCTCCTCAAGCTCAATGATTTTGACTTCCAGCACCATGTATAGATTTTTGGTCGATGCGTTATCCATCTTTACTATATACATCATACTCATTAAGATACATTTCCATTTTCTCTGGAGAGATGTGACCTGCATCTAAATATCTCAAAAGAGTTTTTAGGTCAAGTTTCGGCAGTGGAGCTTCAACAATACCACCCGAATGTTCATAATGAATCATCTGTAGACCCGACAATCTTCGAAAATACTGATTCACCCAATGAAACGCCATCTGATGTGGCTTGCCTCTTGAAAGAGTTCCATGAAAGGTCATTCCTGTTCTCTTCACAAGCCCTTCCTCAGTCAACCGAGTGACAATGAACATTGACCGACGGGGATCGGGTGTATCAAATACCTCGTAATGATGATCGGATGCGATCCTCTGAAACTCTCGGACCAATTCTGGTAGAATTCTTTTTACAGCCTTGAAATTGTAAAAACCGTAATAAATGTCCTGACTTGAAAGATCGCAGTTCAGGACATCATAAATATATACGCTACATGCGTTGCAATGTTGGGGTGTTGACATTATTACTTTACCAGGAAGTCTCCTTACGGAGGATACGATCATCCATGGTCTCACGCTCCTCATCATCGACTGTAGGGAGATCTACAGACTGCTCCTCCTCGGGATTATTGACCACCTTTGGCACGAACTCCACTGTAAGTGTGAGAATTGAGTAGCCGGTATACTCACAATTAATCTTAACATGACCAATGTGCCTCTCAAGGCGGGCGATAATATTATACTCACTAATAAGCTTCAACTTATCGACGTCATCTACCTCAGTATTATTCGTCGTGATACACCGAGGAATGTTCGGAATGTGAATGATAGGAGGCTTACGATTGAAGAGAGCCTTCGCAAATGTCTTTACCGGAGACGCTGACTCAATATACTCGCGAAACTCCTCAAACAACTGGTCTGCACAGTTTTTCCGATACTCATTTCCCCGATTGATAGAACCCATGATGTGCTTGCAATCCTTAGTTCCGATGATAGGCATCTTGTCTACTTTACAGGCACAGCTTCAGTGTAGATCCATTTTAACCAAGGAAGCTCAGCAGGAAGACGTTCAGTAGGTGAGACACAATAACTGCGGCTGCACCCAAAACGCCAGCACCCTGCCAAGACACAACCCCACCCGATGTGTATGCATTCGGGATGTAGCGGAGCAGGAGGTCACGAGGAGCTGACAGCGACAAAATTACCGTAGCCAGGAAGAAGGAAATATACAAGGTCAGGTTGACCCACATCATGCGCATCATGGGAAGAGACGGCTTGAACGAGGGAGACATCTGTGTGCGCTGGATATGATCGGATCCAGACACACCATGCATGGGAGGCATAGATTGGGGGAGCTGAGGCGAAGGGAGTAGGGCGTCCAGTGAAGTTGAATCGTCCATTGTTTATGAAGGAGACGGGATTTCACAAGTTGCATCTTCCACGCGATACTTGTAGCATTTTCCATCAACCTTGACTGTCTTGTCTTCTACATCCTCCAACGGCACCCCGAGAATACGATAGGTTGCATAGTTACGATGGAACAAAAGCACGGAGATCCCAAGCCCGATGACAAAAGAGAAAAAGGGACCCGCGCGTTCAAGTGATTTTGTGATGTCGAGCATTACTTCTTGTTGAGACTTGCGAGTAGATTGAAGGAATCCGCTTCGGCTCCACATGGAACCTCGATTGCATGAGTCCGAACGCAACCCGTGTCGGTATGAAAGACGTCCTTGTCGTGGGGAGAGGGAACGGCAACCTCGTTACGCGTAGGCGGAACAATGATACAGGCAATCAACATACCTATGATGATCCCGCCTACAATCCACTGGAGATGGAACATTATACTACAGCGGGAACAACTTTTGGTGCGGGCTTCATGGACATATACTTGAAATATGCAAGTGCTACTGGTGTTGTGATCAATCCGGAGTAGGGAATGAGAATCGCCAATGCGGTCAAGACATACGCAAGGATCAGCTTGTTTTGCAAGACAAACAGCCGATACGGAGCAACAATGCTAAACACCCAAAGTAGGGTCATTATGATCGTAAACGCGATCTTGCCAAACTGCATCAAGATTTCCCATGTTCCGCCTGAAAAGGTCTCGGGCATCTTGAAGGGAGCCACTGCAGGCTTTTCACCCATCTTCACCTTCTGACCATCGGGAATTGCAATGACCTTTTCCACGCCCGCTCCATCAATGATCGTAAGAGTCAACCGACGTCCCGTGATAATATTTGCTGAGGATTGGGCTTCAGCTACCTTCTTCTGCAATGTGCTGGATTCAAGCTGATTCTTTTGGAAGTTAATGCACTTCGTATCCTGTGCATTTCCACCACACAGCTTAACGGCATTTTCATTAATCTGTGTCTTCTCACCATCATCAAGTGCTACGGTCTTGGATCCGGATAACAAGTCAACTGCGGGAACAATGGTATTGTCTGCAACCAGATCTAAATACCCATCCTTTGCCTTTTCAATCATTGTCTTGGTAATGTCCGTTGCGGATTTCTCATCTCCCCACGTGGCACTCTTAATTGTGATGCTCATTATTAGTTAGCGAATATGAAATTCGCAAGACCGCTTACGATACGAAGGAAGTTGATTGACTCAACATACACTCCGAGATTGTAGGTGTATGCAAAGATAACACTGTCTCCATTGGTATTACGAACTACGGATACGACGCTATCCGGTGGATACAAGGGGAGTCCAGTCTTAGGATCCGTCAGCAGAAGCTGAGCGGCTGTAACAATCACTGGATTAGGACTGAAGACCGTTGACTTCAGAACGCAGACGGTTGACTGAGATGCCACGCCCTGAGCGGTGGGAAGGGGTTGTTGGAGACCCAAACGGAGGATCACCTTGTTAAACATACTTCCATTAATTGCTCCACTGGGTTGATACATATCGTTGTTCAGCGCAAACGAATACATGTAGACTCCGGGTATCACGGGTGTGTATCCTGTCGTGTGCTTATACATCTGAAGCAACGAGAAGTATCCATTCGGCTTAACAGAAAATCGCTCTTTACCGTCCAACAAAAGCTGTCCACTCATGATTGGATCACGGGGATATACAGATGTAATTTGTAGCTGACCGCTCGAGTACATAAAGGTCTGTGTTTCAGTTGAATTTGTAATGGATGAAAAGACATCGTTTGCTACTCCGGTTGAGGTAAACGGAGCCACGTTGGGATTATCCCAGTTCGTGTAGTTGTCCCAGTCATTGATCAGAATCTTATCAGATCGCTGAGTCGAAAACACGACACGGGTTACCAGATTGAAGAAAGGAATCTCAATATCCGAATTACCACCATACTGTCCTGGATTGTTGACAAAGGTTACTGTCTTGACCAAGAAGGTCTGATCAGCAGTGGCTAACTGGGCCATCTCCATCTCCGTGAGGTAGATAAAATTGCCTTCAAGATACGGATCGGGAAAAAACGTCGTCAAGGATGGGTTGCCGATTGCACCCGTTATAAGGGGTGGGGACAGAAACCGACCAATACCATCGTTTGAACGGATGCGCTGTCCATACGTAGGACTTGCAGGGACTACATCAATCACCGTGTAGAGTTGGTTCAGGGGGCGAAAGGTTACATTGATAAACACGTCGGAGTTCTGCATTGACACAAGTGGAAGTGCCATTCCGGGGTTCTCAGCAAACCAGAAATGAAGGGGGATGATCAGCTGACGAGACCGAATGGACGGTTCCGGAACCTTCGTATTCGGAATTCCTCCAGGTTGATTCAGAGGTGTCACTGCATGTGGATATTGTCCAAGGCGACCATATGCATTTGCAGGGTCATTCAGCTCGGGGATGTTGCCAACCATCTGATCTACGATTGCACGCTTGTTCGGGTCGTGAGTCAGATAGGAGTAAAACTTCAGCCACTCGCCTGGGAGTCTCTGAAGAACCGTGCCGTTTGCAGTGATCTCAACGTAATCAATCAAGTTATACCCAATATTGTCAATCCATTTGAATTCATATCCAATTGAATTTGAACGTTGATCATATCCGGCTGGCGGAGCAATATTAAATCCAAGATAGGAGAGGGGCGACCAAATATCAGGAAGGGTCAACACAAGATAGGTATCGTGAAGCAACTGCGCATACCGATCAATACGGCATGAAATCGTCCTCGTTGTCGTTGGCGAAAACTCAAGATTTGAAGCCGTAAATGTCATTCGGATTGACTCCATGGCGAAATTCGTGTGGCGCCGATACACGGCGCGAAAATGCGTCATAGAAGGGCTCCCGTGAACAAGTTCATTCTGTGCCCCAATAGCAACCAGCTGGAGGAGTGCACCCGGCATATTGTATCTTACATATAGGATTGTTTAAACAGTCATGAAGACACTTGTCATCAATCTACCTTCCAGATCAGACCGAATGGAGTTATTCAAACAACATTGGAATTGGCTCAAGTATGAACAAGTGGATGGCATTCTCTCTGATATCTTGCATACTGGGTGTGGGTTAGCACATGTGAATGCAATCCGTAAGGGATTACTCAGTCACGAATGGTGTCTTGTATTAGAAGATGATGCCCGTCTCGGTTGTTCTAAAGAGGTGTTCTTACAACGAATTGAAGAAGCAACCCGAGATCTATCATGGGACGCGGTATTCTTAGGAGCAAACTCACATACCATTTTTCCCGAACCCGAAAAAATTGAACGTGTCTCAGCTTCTTTCTTCCGATCTTCGAAAACTAAGAGTATTCGTAACTGTACTGCTATGCTTTGGTCACGCCGTGCGTTGCCATTGCTAGTGGAGTTTGAACGAATCTTGAATGAAGGTCATGTATTTCCAATTGATCGAATGTTACTTTCTTTCGCATATCCATGGGTTTGTACTCGCACAACAGGGGACGAAGCTGAACACTCCACCAACATAACTCCGATTCCCGTCGTCTGGATATGTAGAGACTGCCTGGTTATTCAAGAGGTCGGACTTCTATCGGACAACGAGTTAGCACCTAGAGAGGACTTAACAGATTCCTATCTCGAACAGCTGTTTACGCGAGTATTGTAATCCGGCTCGTGTCATTCTCCCGGGTGATAGAGATGTTGGCGGGATTATTAATGATATAACTCTCAGCCACGATCTCTGTATCGTGAACCATGAGCACATCCGAATCATTCTCAAGCTCGAGGTTATAGACCTTGAACGGTAAGGCGCGGTAAACCTCATGGAGATCGGGGTGGTCTACTGCACGATACTCGGGTCCGCCCGCAATGGACAGTCTGTGCCAGTAGGTCACCACGCACTTTCCAGACTCATCAGAGAACAGTCGAGTGTCGTTCTTGTCGTCATACTCTCCGACGGTAGTCACAATAACATTATTTACATGACTGTATGATCCATTGGGCTGAAGCATCTTAAAACCTGCTTTGATATTCTCAATCGCAATCGCACCCAAGCTTGTCATCAATTGAACAAATCCTAGGAAACAAGGATTGTTGATATTGATTGTACCAGTACTTAAAGGACTCGACAAACCAGATGGAGCGAACAGAGTTACCACCACGGTTGAGGCTCCCTCCGATACGTCCGTAAGGGTCACGGAGTTTGCGGAAATAGTGCCAACAGTTCCCGACCCACTCGTAAAGACAACCGTTCGAGATCCAACAGGTCCAGACTCCAACCAGTTAAGTGTTTGGATTGATTGAGGCGATCCCGCCGTTAGAGTAAGATTTGTGAGTCGAGGGAAAAGGAGACAGCACAGGCTAGAGAAGGATGCTCCTCCCGATGCCCCGCCGAGTGCTCCCTGAAATGGGGCCACAAACCGTTCCCGCTGGGACGCGGCGTTCGCATCTATACTCGTAACAAGGGAGTTCGTCTTATTTTTCTTATCGGGAGGTGACGTGGCGTAGGTGGCAGCAAGGATCTGACGCTTACGGCGAGTCAGGTGGTCTTGTGTCGAATTGACCTGCATTTGTGATTTATACGGGAAAAGAGTATCACAGTAAATGAGGTTCGTTCTCGTTAGCACGCATGTGGATCAGACAACAGGGTATTCAAAGGTAGTGATTAATCTTCTTAAGCAACTGAGCACACTGGCTCCAAAGGTGAAGACCTATCACTTCGGATTTCAGCGCCACCCGTCTAGAGGTAATCTTCGCAAGATTCCGGATGGAGTTGTAGCATATGATGCTGCAGCAAACGAGGACCCGAAGGAGGAGGGATTTGGATTCAACAAGATTCATGAGTATCTGGATATGGTGAATCCAGATGTTGTTATGATCTATAACGATCCACTCATCATCCATCGCTTCATTGACGCCATGAAGTTCAAGAAGGGTGAGTCTCCGTATAAGCTTTGGCTGTATGTGGACCAGGTGTATGAGGGAATTGCCCCTCCTCTGATTGATACGATGAACAAGAATGCCGATCGTATCTACTGCTTTACAAAGTATTGGGCTGATGTCTATTCCAAGTATGGCGAGTTTCCCGATGTTCGTGTGTTGGAGAATGCAGTGGACACCTCCCTCTTCTCAAAGATCCCTGTTTCGGCTCGGTCCACAATCCGTTCTTCAATGAAGCTAGCGCCTGATGCAATCTTGATGGTCAATGCAAATCGCAATACACAGCGTAAGCGTCATGATCTTGCAATCATGGGATTTGTTGAGCTCCTTCGTCGTGACCCAAAGAAGCCCTATCACATGATGATTGTCACGGGTCTGAATGGCCAGCAGGGTGCATACTACGATGCAAATCGTATTTACCAGACCGAGCTCGCGCGTCAGGGACTCGATCCTAAGGAGATGGCCACTCGACTTATGATGGTGGATACGTCAGCAAAGCCTGTTCCGGATTCTGCAATTAATGAGATCTATAATGCGGCCGATATTGGTATCAATGTTTCGGATGGTGAAGGATTTGGACTCTGCCAAATTGAGCACCTCTATACAGGAGCTCCTCAGATTGTGACAGACATTGGAACTTACCGTGCCTTTATGGATGAGAGTGTATGTACCTTCATTCCTCCGATGGATCGCACCTATTTCCCAGGAACTATGCCTCTGGGTCTCTGGGCTCCTACGTTTGACTACAGGAAGGTTGCTGATGCGATGGCTTTGGCAATCGAGACACTCTCCGAGAAGAAGGCGTCTGCAGCATCATATGCATTCAAGACGTGGGATTCAGTATGTGCATCCTGGCTGGAGGATGTCCGGAACGAGGCCTGACGAGTGTTAAAGCAGAAACCGGATCGAAGTAGGACTGACCAGCTCGCCCATTCGGAGTAGGCGCTGTTTATCATCCCATGCAGGCCCATCAAAAATCTCCTTGGAATCAGGG